CTCTGTGATCAGCATGATTACTTCTCATTTTCTTTTTCAGAATCTATTATTCTCTGCATCAACAAAGTTTTATCTTGTGTAGTTATTTGATCTGCTATCTGTTTTGGAATCTTGTATTTTGTGCAATATTCATTGATGCACGAATCTATCAAAGGCATAACTGCTTCATTATCGCCTGCTTGTTTGCACTTGTTCATTGTAGGGTAATAATTTTTTCTATAAAAATCATCATCGTTAATCATGTAAAAGTACATATCATCTAATAGATCGTAATCTAAAGTAGGTTCTTGTTCTATCTGATTGAATTCGTTCAGTCTTACCATTTTATGCCGCCTCCTTATAGGTGCTTAACTGTTCTACTATAAAACCTTTATGTTTGCCTCTGTTTATGTATTTTCCCATACTTTGTTTCCAATGTAATGTATTATAGTTCCAATTCTTTTCTTTGCAGAGTGTTTTAAATTCTAGTCCGTTAACAACATATTTTTTGTTTGTGTTAGTTGTTATTTGATATGTGTATTTTTCACTTCTCATACGAGACGAAGCAGATCCGCCTTTGGCATGCCATTCATAAGACTTGCCTGTAAAGTTTTTAGCATATTGTTGACCTGCGTTGCGCTGATGTTCGATAAACGCATTGTAGTCGTATTGTCTTAATCCGTGTAAGTAATGCTTGCCGCCGTATGCATTATTATATGACATAGGATCTTTCACTACATCTTCATTAACTATTTCTTTTTCTAAATCCCATAATGCATCTGCGTTATCTGCTGTTGCAATAATTTCTTTAGTAAAGTTTTCAACGCCATACTTATTGATGGCATTTTTAATACCTATACCACTACCCATATAGGAATCATTTACATTTTTAGTAGCGTGTCTACCAATGTAATATTTTCCATTTATATGGTTAGTTATTTTATAGATAGTATAATGCATCACCAAGCTCTACAACTCCAGTATCTCGCGCCAGTACGCGGTCCTGGGTTCGCACAGTTGTGCCTTGCTCTAAATGATCTACGTCTTGCTGGATTAGATTTTTTAATTCTCATGTTAGGATCACCAAAGTTTACTTTTTTAACATTTTTAGTTTTTGGATCACGAACATACACTTTAAACTTCTTAACATCACCCTGCATTGGTTTACCAAGTTTTACTTTACGTCCTTGATATTCTGCTTCGTCTAATGAGTCATCTTCATCAAACCACATGTCACCATATGCTTCAAAGAAATCTTCACCATTATATGTTTCTTCCATAGGATCATTGTTACTCACTTCAACAACATAGTCTTTTAATCCTTGTTTGTTGTAAATTAACTCTAAGTCTTCAACAAAGTCATCTGATTCTTCAACATCTAGTTGTCGGTGTAACTCAACAGTTAATACATTTTGTCCATCGGTGTTTTCGTATGTGGTGTATTTTGTTTCGTCCTCCAACAAACCGATTGTGCTTAAATTGATTGCTGTGTTGATTTCATCTTCTGTGAAAGGTGTATCTTTAATTATGTTTATATAGTGATGCATAGTTTAATGATTTAATAATATACTGTTAATTGTTCCGTCAGTGTAAGAAACACTTGCTCTTAACCACACAAAGTTTCCTGTAAAATTGTACACAAAAGCACCGTCTTTACCGGCAGTTGCACTGTCGTATAAAGCACCATCAATATCAAACCAGTCAGTAGTTGCTGGTGTTGTTGCTAGAGTACCTTGCATTTGTATTGTTCCTGCAACGCCAATAACATTGATTTGAACTGTGTGGAAACCATCGGATCTGCCGTAGTACCCATCGCCTTTAAAATTTTCACTCACAACTGTTTCAACCGTACTATCTCCCGGGTGTGTTGTTGCTGATAATATTATTTCACTTGTTGCTGGCATATGTGTATATTTAGCCTATTGAGCGGTTTGAATGATTAGGCTTGTTTTTCAAGCAGTTTAACACTGTTACCAAGATCCAATGCCAATTTTTTATCTTTCACTGTGACCTTTACTATACCGCCGTTTTTAAGCGATCCAAACAGTAGTTCTTTTGAAAGGTCTTTCTTAATCTTGTTGTCAATTAATCTTTGCATAGGTCTTGCACCCATCTTAGCATCGTATCCGTTTTCTACTAGATAATCTATTGCTTCGTCAGTAAGTTCTAATGTTACATCTTTTTCTTTTAACTGAGTTTTTAATTCAAGCATAAATTTACCAACAATTTTGATCAGTACTTCTTTAGCAAGTTTTTTGAATACAACAGTACCATCTAATCTGTTTCTAAATTCAGGAGCAAAGTAACGTTTTATATCCTTATCATCATATGAAGAGTCTTTTACGGTGTTGAATCCCATTACATTTTTCTCATTTTGTTCAGCACCAAGGTTAGTGGTCAGAATCAGCACAATATTTTTAGCACTTGCTGTTTTACCATTATTACCTTGTATCGAACCTTCGTCCATAATTTGTAATAGTATTTGTGAAACATCTGGATGAGCTTTTTCTATTTCATCTAATAATAATACACAGTTTGGATACTCTTGTAATTTAGTAATTAATAATCCTGCACTATCTTCAAACCCTACATATCCTGGAGGTGAGCCAATCAGTTTTGCTACTGCATGTTTTTCTTGATATTCTGACATATCAAACCTAACCATTTTTACTCCCAGTTGTTCGGATAACTGTTTAGCAGTTTCTGTTTTACCACAACCTGTCGGACCCATGAATACAAATGATCCAATAGGTTTATTGTCACGTTTTAATCCTGCTTGAGCAACCAACACTTTGTCTATTACCATGTCTATTGCCTCATCTTGACCATACACATTGGCTTTCATGTTTTTTGATAAATTAGCAAGATTACTTGATTCTTTTTCAGCAATATTTTCTATAGGCATTTTAACCAACTTGGACAATTCATACTGAATTGATTCTTCGTTTACAACCCTGTCAGTTTGTTTTTCTTTTAGATTAAATCGTGAACAAGCCAAATCAATTAAATCTATTGCTTTGTCTGGTAATTTTTTGTCTGTTTGATATTTTATACTTAATTTTACAGCAGAAGCAATTGCATCATCTGTTATAGTTGCGTTGTGATATTCTTCATAGTATTTTTTAAGACCTTGTAATATTTCTAATGCAGTTGTTTTGTCTGGTTCGTCCACAGTTATTCTAGCAAAACGTCTCATTAATGCTCTGTCTTTTTCAAAATACTTTCTGTATTCTTCCCAAGTTGTAGAAGCAACCACTTTAAGTTCACCTTTAGTTAATACCGGTTTTAAAAGATTAGCCAAGTCGTTAGCAGTATTTCCGCCACCACCTGCACCTGCACCTGACATGTTGTGTGCTTCATCTATAAAACAAATTGCTTTACCTTTTTTCTTTAAACCGTTTAATACCATTTTAAATCGTTCTTCAAAATCACCACGATATTTAGAACCAGCCAACATTGCACCTATATCTAAATTATAAACTTCGTAGCCTTTTAAAAAGTCTGGACAAGTTTCGTTAACAATATTAAATGCAAGTCCTTCAGCAATGGCAGTTTTACCAACACCAGGATCACCAACAAGTATCACATTGTTTTTCATTCTACGTCCAATAGTTAATGCTATTTGATTTAATTCGTCAATTCTTCCTATTACAGGATCAATTTTTTTCTTCTTAACTTCAGCATTAAGATTTGATGTATATTTGTTAAGTGCTTTTTTAGTTTCACTCTCATCTATTTCGTCTTCAAACATTTCTGTTATCTCGCTGTGTAGATAATCCATAAACTTATCCTTGTCAACTTTTGCTTCAACTAGATAATAGTATGCCCAACTCTTTGTTTCACTCATTAAACTTAAGAATACATCTGTTAAATCTATGTTAGTCCTACCACTAAACAACACCTGAGTGAATGCTCTGTTGAGTACTCTTTCCACACTGATAGTTTTTTTAGGCTTGTACTTGACTGCTGTTACTTTGATACCCTCTAATTTATGATCTAAGTAAGTTATTAAATGTGATTTTAAACTGTCTACATCAGTGCCATATCCTTTTAAGATATTATAAAATTTTTCATCTTCACACATGGCGAACAACATATGTTCAAGAGTAACATATTCATGTTTGTGAGTTTTAGATAACTTTACTGCTCTATCGAATACACTTTGTAAAGCACTACTAGGTTCAACCATTAATAAATCCTTTTAATATTTTTTCTTGTTTCTTTTTTGCCATATCCAAACGCATTTTTGAAACTCTTTGATCAAACGTAATGCCTTGAAGATGATCGTATTCATGTAAGAAAACTCTTGCATGAAAACCTTCTAACTTAATTATACATTCTTTTTGTTGTGTGTCAAGATATTTTACTCCCACTATGTCTGGTCTTTTAACTTTCATAAACAGTCCAGGAAAACTTAAACAACCTTCCATCATTTCCACTTGATTTGTACTTACTTCAGTTATCAAAGGATTAATAATGGACATAGGTTTATCTTCACCCATAATAAAAATTTGTGCATCTATGCCTACTTGGTTTGCGGCTAGTCCTACACCTTCGTATTTTTTCATTATATCAAACATTTCAGCAGATATTTTTTCAGCATCCATTTTTGTAAAATCAAAGTCGTTAACTTTTTTTTCTAAAAAATCGTCTGGTGCTTTAATTAATTTCATTGCGTATCCTTGTTAGTGTTTCTACCCATTCTTTTTTGCTTACTGACGGTATGTCTGCTTGAATTGTCAAATAAATGTTTCCTCTACCACCACCTCTTGTGGGTAATCCTTGTTCACTGATACTTAACACTGTGCCTGGCTGTGTGCCTTTAGGAATCGTTATTGCTAAATTTCTTCCTTCCAGTGTTTTAACAGTTTGTTTTGTGCCTAACATCAAGTCAAACACATTTACTCTTTCAATACAATGTAAGTTTATACCTTCTCTTGCCCATTTGGCATGTGGTCTAATTTTAACTCTTACAAGTAGATCTCCTCTAGGTAAGTTCTTTTGTAAATCATCTCCCAATGAAGGAAATTTAATTGTGCTGTTGTTTTCAATACCTTTAGGCAATGTTAAGTTTACACTCTGCTCACGACCGTCTGTTAATCTGTACGAAGCAACTAATTCTTTACCTTTTAAAACATCTTCCAGTTCTATTTGTGCTTCTATCACAATGTCTCTATTTCTTCTATGTTGTTGTCTTCTAAATGGACTAGCACCACCTCCAAAAAATTGATTAAACACATCTCCTACATCTTGTGGGAAATCGTCTGCTCTAAATTCGTATGAACGGCTTCCTCCTTGATTCTGTCCTGAACTAGTACCAAATCTATCATAGTGTGTTTTCTTTTGTGGATTTTTAAGTGTGTCGTATGCTTCATTCACTTTTTGAAATTGAGCACCATCACCACCTTTGTCAGGATGGTGTTTCATGGCTTGTTTTTTATATGCCTGTTTGATTTCTGATTCTGATGCGTTTCTATTGACGCCTAGTGTTGTATAATAATCCATGTTTTTAATATAGTGTTTCTTTTTTAAATGTCAATAGTATTTAATATTTAAAAGTCACAACTGTATTGTATAGGATTTTGGTTTAAAAGTCAACGATATTATTTGGATTTTGGTGGCGATGCTGTGTAGAGTCCAAACCATGCCGCACCCGCACCAACTACTATAGAAACAAGACCTGACTGTTCCATTGTGGGAGCAGGCATTTCCATGTACCATACCACCACTTTGTACAGTAGGT